CATTCCACTCATATCAAGCCTGTTTGTAAGAATACTTTCAAGCTGATTATAAAATCCCTTAAGTGGAAGAATTGCTTCTGCTCCTGCCTCGCCACCTGCCATAAGACTTGTTCCATTCATGCCAAACACAGTAGGTCTGGTCATGATACCACCATCCTTATACCAGTCAATGGATAGTTTAGGAACACTAGGTGGTGCAATGGACAGCTTACCGGAAATCTTGAAATGCGGAAGTTTAATCTTCGGCAGGCTGATTTTCATGTTATTAAAGAACCCTTTAATCTTATCAACGATGCCTTTGATTTTATCCCTTGCCGCCTCAATCGGTGTAAGGATTGCATTCTTGATACCGTTCCATACTGTTGATGCGGTACTTTTGATACCGTTAAACACAGAAGAAACTGTAGTTTTTATTCCATTAAACACAGTTGAAACCTTCGTCTTTACACCATCGACAACCGTAGAAATAGCTGTTTTGATTCCATTCCATACTGTAGTTGCAACCGTCTTTATTGCATTAAAAACTGTAGTCACTACTGTCTTTATTGCATTGATCACCGTAGATACTTTCGTACTGATTGCATTCCAAATAGTAGAAATTACTGTCTGAATTGCCGTCATCACTGTAGTAATCACATTCTTGACTGCATTTACCGCAGTACTAATAAAGGACTTGATTGCATCCCACACCGTCATGACGATACCCTTGCAGTTTTCCCATATGAACTGGAATGGCAATGTGATAATCTGGATTGCAGCCTGGATGATAGAACCGATTAACATGAATGCTGTTTGAATCGCATTACAGATACCATTCCATACGGTCTGAATGTGCGTCCACAGTCCCATGAACCAGGTCTTTAATCCCTCAATTGCTGTTCCAATTCCATTACAGATGGTAGTCCATAGATTACTGAACCACTCTGTTATTGCACCCCAGTTCTTAACGATTGCAATGACAATAGCAATGGCGGCGGCTACTGCAGCTATGACAGCAATGATTGGCCATAGTGTAACCTCCAAGGCTCCTATCGAGACGGCTAGTGCCGCAATCACCGGAACAAGTGCTATGAAGATAGCCATCAAGGCACCAAGGATAATGGTAAAGTTCTGGATAGGTTCCGGAAGTTTACCGAACCACTCACCAATCTTTGATAGCACAGCCGTAAGCGGTGGAATCAAAGTATTAGCCAGTTCCGCTATCTTTTCTCCAAGTGGAATCAGTGACTGCTTAAGCTTTCTTGTATTGGCTTCAAGCTGCTGCATCGGAGTTGTCGTTGCATCAAACATCCCCTGGGCAGAACCTGTCACACTGTCATAGGTAGAACCAACCGATGTAAGAGAAGTAATAAACTTTAAGTTTCCGTCTTCCGCCATCGTACCAAAGGCTAGTGCCGCAAGGTTAAGTGCCTCTTGCTGATTTTCACAGTTTGCAATATCCGCAACAATAGAATCAATGACTTCCTTCTGCGTTGCCCCACCATTCTGCCAGGACTTAAAAAGCTCCTGTGTCTTACTAGAAAAAGAGCCAATGGAATCTCCAATCGTTCCATCGGCTAGTCTTGTTGTTACTTCATTAATTGCATCATTTACCTTATCAAGGTTATACGCACCATTCTTAAGTCCGTTATCTAAAAGCTGAAAATATTCTGATGCAGAATACCCCGCCTGTGAGAACTTACCTGCATATTCAGATAGGTTATCACCAAGTTCATTAGTCTTATCAAGACCGTTCTGTGTACCCGTAACAATGTAATCCATTGCCTCTTGAGCGGTAAGTCCATACTGTTGCATCAAGGAATTCACACCACGAAGGGTCTCATTCATATCGATGCCGTATACTTCATCAAGAGTGATTGCCTGCTGTGTGATATTTGTAAGGTCAGTCTCACTTAAATCTCCAAGGTTCTTTTTGACCATGATGACAGCATTAGCGACACTATCCATACTCTCACCGACACCAGATCCATAAACATTCTTGATTACCGATGCAGACTTTTCTGCCTCTTCTCCGGTTTCTCCAAAGTATGCATTGACCTTTGTGACGGCATTTTCAGCTTCAGAGTATGCGGTATATGCACTGTCACCAATCTGCTCTATCTTTTCCCCAACAGCTGAAAAAGCCTCTGCCGCCTCAACAAGTGCAGCACCCTTTGTTACTTCTGCAATTTCAGAAATATCATCTGCTGTATCTTCTGCAGCATCTCCGGCTTTCTTCAGTTCTGTTATAAGATTCTTGATTGCCTGTCCGTCATCAACAGTATCAACAGCATCTGTCAACTGATTGATATCAGCCTTACCTCCGGTTGCCGCCTTACCAATCTTTGCAAATGCTGTTCTTAGCTGTTCGGAGTTTGCACTTCCGCTTCTAATGGCAGAAGTCAGTTTACTTCCAAGGATATCGGCATAGTCATCAACTTCTGTTCCTGTTGCATCAAAGAGCTTCTGAAGTCTGGATAGATTTGTTGCAAGACTTGTCTGTTCCGATGCAAGTCCAGACAGTTCACTCTTATACTGCGTCAGCTTCTTTCTAGTTTCTTCGACCTCCCTTTGGAAAGCCATGTACTTATCTTGTCCGATATCCCCGTTCTTAAATGCGGCTTCTACCTGTTCCTGTGCATCTTCAAGCGCCTCCAGTTTCTTACTTGTATCCGCAACAGCCTGTGATAAAAGCTGTTGTTTCTGTGCTACTAAAGTAGTGTTGGAAGGGTCAAGTTTCAGAAGACGGTTCACATCATTTAAGGCTGATTGTGTTTTCGATAATGAAGAATTTACTGATTTTAAGGCCTTATCAAGACCCGTGGTATCACCACCAATCTCAACAGTAATTCCTTTGATTCTGCTTGCCACTTTTTCACCTCCCGACATAGCAAAGGCACACCCCTACGGATGTGCCACATTAGAATTTATCAAAATCTTCCTGAGTTGCTACTCTGTTATATTTCACGCCATCATTTGCTTTTTCTGTCCACATATCGATGACAAGACCCACTGTAAGTAGATCTAAATCTTGAATCGATATGCCGATTTCTACACTACGCAGAAGGAACAGTGGCGTTGTCATCTCCCGCTCACTTCTGCCAAGCCTTTTTTTGCAGCAATGTCTGTCTGCATATTATCTCCCCACAGTTCCAGAATCTGTGGCAGTACCTCATAGATGGAGAACATCTCAAACTGGTCTAACCATTCTTCAATCGTTGAAGGGATACTGTTATCCGCATGGTAGGCCATAATGTATGCCACGTTTTCGAAGATTTCCAAGTCCTCGATCTGGAACTCTTTACCTTCTGATTTCTTTCCTGTATAAGAGGATTCCAATTTGGATAAATCCTTAAAGATATCCCTTTTGAACTTCGCTCTGTATAAACGAGGAACTGTGGCAGAGGAACGGAAAGGCACCATCTTACCACAGATTTCGATTTCTCTTTTAATCATCTGCTATGCCCTCCTTACTCTGTTTCCTTTGCCGTAGGTACATAAACTGTCTTATACCAGTTGTCATACGCAGTCTTATCTGTCGTATCTCCTGTTCTTGCTTTTACAAGACCATCTGCTCTAGGATCTGCAGTAATGGAAAGTGTCTCTGTTCCAGGTTCAATCGTATCTTCTTTTGTTTCAGATTCGATGGAAGGACGAGATGCACTACAGTTATATAAGACATGACGGATAGCATTCACATCACCATCGAATTCAAATAACAGTGCAAATTTTACACTTTCAGTTACATTGCTAGACTCTACAAGAACACCTTTAGCATCCAGTTCTTCCTGCAAGATTTCTGTTCTGAACCATTCCGGAATCAGAGCAATCTGTAAATCACCACTGTATCCGTTATTAGTAGAAGAACGGAAATATACGATACCGTCAGCATAGAACGGACTGGATTCTCCCTCTGCGTCTAAGCTGATACTTACTGCACCAGGAATTGCTTTAGGGTTAGCATAAGCAAAAGAAGATACTCCTTCTGTGACTGTTTCAGTCATCTTTGCTGCGTATACATTTTTTAGATTGTATTTCACTTTATTTCCCATAAGTCTTAAACCTCCGTTTCAAAAATATATAGGACTTCATATAGCTTTTCGCTTTCAATCCATGTTTCCGATTTGTTATAAAAAATGCCATGCTCATCGAGCACAGCTTCAAGTTTCTGTTCCACCGTCAAATCTTTAAAATCGGTGTACAGTTC